GTCTTTCCCGTGCCTTTGGCGCAATCCTGCGCGAGAACGGTTAAAGCAACCTTGTCTTTTCGGTCGTCGGCGCTGTCTGCTGCTTCCTTTGTATAATAACCGATTAACTTTAGCATGGTCACGTTTTCGCTGTATTTGTCTGCAAAGTTGAAATAATCATCCACCGTCAGAACGCCGGTTTTCATCAGCTCAACGGCGTTGCTGTCAATGGCGGAAGGATCTGCAAGGTTGCTTGTCTGTACTTCCTTTTCCAATGCGCGGCGGAGGTCTGCGGCCTTTGCGTCAAACTCCGCCCAAATGCGCGCCGCTTCCGTTCGCATTTTCGTTTCTGCCTCTTGGAGCTGAAGCGTGGCAATCTGCCTTTTCAGCGCGTCCTGGCCTGCGTCCTGCATGGCTTTTCGGGTCTGCTCTACTGCGTTATACGCGGCGGCGTATTCGTTCCGTGCCGCCTTGAAAGCGGCGTCAAGGTCTTTTGCAAAGTGGTTGTATTTAGTAGACATTGGTATCCTCCGTTCCTGTGATTTCTCTGAAAACTGCGTAATACTCGCGGTTTTTACTGTCTCGGTTGCTTGCGTTTGCGCCCTCGCTGTTTCTTGCGATAAGCTCGCGATTTTCACCCATGAATTGCTCAATCTCGCGGATAGCGTTGATGTTAGTCAAATCGCGGATCATTCGCTCGATTTTCAGAACTCGCGCCATATCCTGTTTGCTTCCTGTGAACGATCTTAAATAACTCATTTCTTTTTCCTTCCTGCTGCAAAGATGGTGCAGCGCCCGTCTTTATACATCATGCAGCTATCGCTGCAAGTCAAATGCGCGGGGAGAGGGCAACGCTTGCCCGCCTGCGCTGTTCCCGGTTTGCACTTGCCGTTTTTGAAAAAAGCGCAATCGTCTTCTTTGCATTGCGGGTATAGGCCGCCCTGAAAGGGGCAATCTTTTCTTTGTGCGGGTGGCTCTTCCTGCATCTTCTTATAAATGACTGTTCCAATCGGCACTTCGCCCGCAGAGGTTACAAGGGTCGGTGCATATTCGATGCAGCCCCGGCCAACTTCACGGTATCGCTTGCCGTGCGCGTCAATTAGGGGGTATTCCCTCAAAATGTCCATGTGCTTCCTTTCAGTCCAAATTTGGACAGTTTTCATATCCGTTGCGGAATACGCTGTCGGCCTCATAGCTGACCTCAAAAAGCGGGGTATGGTAGCCGCTGCTGTCCTTTACAAGTTCGCGGTTTGCATCGTCCAGCGCAAGAAACGCCGGAACGATCTGCTTGTCCCATGTCTGTTTTTCAATGGCCTTGAAGCAATGCGGGCAAGTGCGGGCATAGTTCCCGCTAATAGTGGCACTTGATACGCCTGTGATGCTTCGCCCGTACACTTCCCATGTGCCGCCGCAATAGTGGCACTTGATACGCATATAGCCCATGACTTTCTCCTTTCTCACGCCGAAACGCCGCGCCGGTAAATATGCCGGTCGAGGGCATAAGCGCAGGCGTCTATAGTGTGGTTGTCCTTGTCGGGCAGTTCGGAAAGAAAGTTTCCGTCCTTGTCCGTGGCGTAGCTGTAATTTACAAATTCGCGGTATGCTTCAGGGGTTCGCTTTGGATCAATCACAATGCGCCGATGTTGCAGCCATTTCACACGGTAGCTCACGCATCCCGGCTCTTTGTGGCATGGGATGCACTTCAAGCCCTCCGTCTGCATATCCGCTATGGATTTCGGCTCCGCACAATCCGCCGTGATTAGCTGCTTTTCCTCGTATACGCCGCCCAATATTGGCGAATGGTACTCACCCCCGCCGCGGTCATAGCGGCGCTTTTTGATTTCCTCCGCAAGCTGCTTATTCGACAAATGCCGCTTGTATATTTCGTCAACAAAAAAAACGGTGTCGCTCTTGCGGTCATAAGACACGCGGAGAAATGCGGCGGGATCGATCGCAAATCCAAAGTCTAAACCTTGATAGAAATAGCCCATTTGCTCTATTTCCTCATCGGTAATCTCCCGTATTTCCAAATTGGGAAAGACTTCGCCGCCGGTGCCGGTCGGTACGCCTAAATATTCGTGTTCATAGGCTTTCGGGTTTACATCGCGTAGCCGTTCAGCTTCATAAAGAAAACTCTCGCCCAGCCAGTCTGGTGGGATCATGGTATAGTCTGTCAGCAGCGTAACGGCCTTTTCGTCCGGCTCCCGTATAAACACATTCGCCCAGTTGTTGGCGGAGATCGGCGGGTTAAAGGTTCGGAACACGATAGCCCCCGGCCCCTGTCCTCTAAGTACCGATTGCATAACGTTTCGCGTGAAGTTCGGCCCGCGCAATTCACTAAATTCTTCAAACCACACATAGTGGAACACGCCGCGCCGGGGCTTGATGCTTTTTAACTTGCCTACATCGTCCAGCCCTCGAAAAAGGATCTGTGCGCCGGTCGGGAGATAAGTATAGGACATGGGGGACACACGCCCGCGCCATAGATGGGAAGCGCCCAGCGTATCAATGGCCCATGCGATTTGAGAAAAGACGCTATCCCGCATTGTTGCACCCACAAGGCGGAATACAATGCCGTTGCTCTGTCCCGTGGTATCTGCCATAATGCCGCTCACAATCTCCAAAGAGGTAAAGGAGGACTTGCAGGAGCCGCGCCCGCCGGGTAAGTTGAATGTGGTGTGCTTCCCCTCTTTCAAATCGTCATGCAGCGGGAAATATACGGGGGCTATATGCTGCTTTACGTCTATGCTGTCAATAAGCGCCCGCGCCTCTCGCTGCTGCCGCTTGATCGCGCCGGTTGCCTTCACGCGTGCTTTCAGACGGTCATAATACATCTTCGCCGCCCTCCTCCAGCTCCTTCAAGACATCGTTAAACTCGGTGAATTTTAAGCCGTAGTCAAGCAGAGTGCGCGCCGCTGTAATGTGGTTTGCGCTCGTTTCTTCATCGTCTGCAACAATAGCCCCCAGCCTGTCTATTGCAGCGGTCAAATTCTGCTGCAACTGCCTTGTTGCCCTATCCATGATCCCCGCCGCCGCGTGCTTGTAAGCTGCTGAAAATTCAGCGTCTTGCAAGCAGCGGTTGATGGTTTTCACACTCACGCCCGCAGCTTTTCCCGCAGCTCTTTTGTGGGTGTGCTCAATAGTGCGGCGAGTATTCTTTGCTTCTTAGCGTCTATAAATCTATCACCCCTTTTTTATCGGACAAATGCGGTCAAATGCAGCCATACAGCGTGTGTTCGCGTCGTTTTATTGGTAATACTCCATCAGCGGTTTGCGGATACGCGGATGCCGCAAGGCTCGTATTGCTTCCCGCCGCGCCTTTGCATCAGGCTTTTGACCAAGCCAAAACTCGCTGATGATCGCCTCGCGCTGCGCATCTGTTAGTTGTGCAAGCGCCGCTTGCACGGCCTGTCGAAAATCCCGCTGTTCGATATCCTCAAAAGCTTCTTCCGCCGCTTCATCGGCAATCGCATCACCGAGCGTCAAGCCGCTGTCCTCTTCTCCTATCGGCTCGTCCATCGACCGGCAAACAGTGTTGATGGGGTCACATCGCGTCCGCTGTGTTCGCTGCCCGCAGGCCTCTGTAAACGCCCCTTTGAGTCTGATGCCGTACAGCGTGAGAAATTCGCCCTTGTTCACATCCCATGTCGGCAGCGTGTCCATGAGGGCGATAAAGGCCACTTGCAGAAGGTCGCTTTCCTCGACACCTGCGCGGCCTTCCATTGCCCGCGCCCACCTCAAGGTCTGCTGCCACGCGAAGCGTTCAACCGCCGCCCAAAGTCTCAGAATGTCCGCCTTGCCAGCCTGTACCGCTGCTGCAATTTCGCTTGTCCGCTCGTCTTTCGACTCTTGCATAGCGTTACCTCCCATGATAAAATGAAATTGGTAAGATAACATTCATCATGGGCGGTCTCCTGAGTTTTCAGGAGGCCGCTTTTTATAGCAGCAGTTCTCTTGCAAGCTCTTTGCGACGCTGGGCATTCTGGATTCGACGGCTCTCGCCGTCGACCAGCAGCGAGACAGGGCACATTTCCGCCACGCGGTCGAAAATGCGCTTGTACTGCATCGTCTCCGGCGCATCCATCTCCTGCGGCGTCAGGTTCGTAGTCACGATTGTTGGCAGATTCGAGCGGCAGCGCGCGTCGATGACTGCAAAAATCTGCTCCGCCGCGTACCCGGTATCACGCTCAACGCCGAGATCGTCAATGACGAGCAGTTTGTATGTACTCAGTCGGTCAAGCAAGCCCTGACGGTCTTTGCTGTTTTGCAGCAGATTCAAAAGGCGCGGAAAACTCGTCACCGCTGTCGGAACACGCTTTTTCAGCAGTTCATTTGCGATGCAGCAGGCAAAAAAGCTCTTGCCCGTGCCAACAGGGCCGCGAAACAGGATGCCGATATTTTCCGTCGATACCTTGTCCCACTGATCGACATACTTCCTGCAAATTTTAGAGATTTTCGGATTTGCGCCGTCATCATCGGCAAAGGTGACTTTTCGATATGAGGGATCGACGATAGAATCCTCGATGCGGCGGCGCTCCATCATCGTTTCAAAGGCGGCAGTATCGTTCGCATCGTCCGCGCTGGCCTTTTCCGATTCCGTGCAGTCACAGGCGATCCCTACCAGCCTGTCCCCCATGCTGGGGAAGTGGATCTTTTTCTGCTTTGGCTTTCCGCACGCGCCACAGCAAAGAACGCCGTCCTTTATGTAGTCACCCGGCTTCTCAGCGGAATGCTCCAGCGACTTCTGAACAAGGTTGTCAAGCATTGAAAAAGTCCTCCGTTCCGTAGTCCGCAATGGTCTTTACCTTCCTACGGCTATCATTGCGATTCCACTGTTCCCACTTCTCCGCATTTCGGCAAGCCGCTTTCCAGTCTTTCATGGGGGTCTTGCCGACCAGCCAGCCCTTCGCCTCGTAAAAGTCGATGAACCCCTGCGGGTCTACCGGCGACTGGCGTTCAAGCACATAGGCTTGAACCTCTGCTAACGTGGGCGGGGTGAAGCGCTTCGTGCGTGGCGGCGTAGCCGCCTTATTCTCCTCACCTGTACTAACCTTACCTAAACTATCCTTACCTAACCTATACTGGGTTGACCGTTGGTTGCCATCTGGTAAACCATCGGTTAACCGTTGG